CTGCAAGGAATGCATTTGCCAATACCTTTGGATCTGTAATTCCAGAAAGATATAGGGCTAACGCAGATGCTGCAGATGCTCTCAGCCATGATTGTGCTACGGCTAGTGCTTGATCTTTTGTTGTTTTTTCTTTTAAGTATGCTGGCTTTTTAGTTGCCATTATGACTCCTTCTGTGGTGATTTTCTTTTAGGTCGTACATTCTCAGTCATGAGAATAGTCATTATTTGCTGTACCTGAATTTCTAGCCTATCAACGGAATCCTTGAGGCTTGATCCTCCATTTGGGCGAAGTTCAGATAGATAGTGCTTTACCATCCAACGAACTGCTGTAGCAAGTCCTCCAACTAATGTAAAGATTGCTACAAAAAATGCAGCCCAGTCTTGTGGTGTCACTTTATTTCTCCTTATGTGTATTGGTAATTAGAGAGAATCTCTCCAGTATTAAAATCAAGACCACAGAATTTTCCATAGTCTTGAAGCGTTCTTTTGGTGCCAAGTCTTCCTTCTCCAACCAAGCCTTCACCAGTTAGAACAAGTTTTACTTCTTGATTAGATTTTTTCTTTAGTTCTTGTGCTTCAGTTCCCCAATCAATTAAAACATTTCTTCTTCTGAAGTATCCTTCTGCTCCATAATAAAGATGAGACATAAACATTTCACTTGGTACAAATAAGTCATAACCATGAGTATAGGCTCTTGCAGCCAGTAGCAATTCTTCTCCATCAAAAAAGATTATCTTGTTAGGATTTAAAAATTCGCCTTCTGTAAACAAAGATCCACCAGATACAGAAATAGAAAATATATTTCCTTTTGGATTGTCTATAGTTCCTTGTAGAGTAATTCTGTTGTCTTTAAATCCTTCTTTATCTTTCCAACAAAACTGAGTTACAGGAGATTCATACTCTCTCATTTTTTCTTTATCACCTTCATACCAAAATGGCTTTGGGTACTGAGTTATGATTGGCTTTTCAAAGCCATTAGATTTATGTCTATCAATATTATTAATTAAAAGCGTGTCCCAGTTTTGATCAAATCTGCTATGAGCGTCTATTTGAAAATAGTAATCTTCTCCAGAATATAGTTGATGAGCAATGCTTCTTCCTATTCCTACCCCAATATTTTTAGGTGCCTTAGACTCAATTAGTCTTATGTCTGGCAATTGCTTAAGAGTGTTTAACCAACTATTATCTTCATAAAAGATTGCATGAATTCCAAATACTATGTGATTCTGTCCTGATGACTTTAATAAAGCGTTCTTTACAGTTTTTTCAACTTCTTCGTCATGATAAACTGATATTTGAACAAATATACTTTTTTTCATTATTACTGCTTGTCGTAAAAGATTGATATTCCTGCCCTTGGATTTTCACAAAATACTGTATGAATGATTCCAGAAGGAACAAATAACATATCTCCTGGATTGACTGTTAGACTTTGATACGGTGAATCTGGTTCATTAGTTTCACAAATTCTCCATTCAACAGAGCCAATGGCCTGCCATAAGAAAGAATCTCTTAGATCTTTATGAATTGGAATTGTGTTTTGCTGTCCAACAAAGTTAATTAATGTACAACCACTATTTGGTTCCCTGCCAAATAACTCTGTTGTCTTTGCAAATACTTCTTTTAATTGACTAAAGCAGTCTCCACTTTCAACATTGTATCCAGCCATAAAAAGTCTATCCCAAATCTGCAATGCTCCAATAACTTCTACTGGACTTGGAAGGGTAACTTCTGGATGCTTAACTGTATAGTCACAATGATTAATAAACTCATCCCAAGTAGTTGTTGATGGGATTATGTTTGCAATGTATATTAGATCAATGTTTTCTTTAGCATCTAAAATGTCTTGCTGAGAAATATTATCTTTGTCTATATGAATAATGTTATTAATCAGCGTCACCCTTTCCTAATTCAGGATCTGGATTATATTCTGCAGTAGTTCCGTCACTTCTAAGATTTTTTACTTCTCCTTGAATTGGATCAAGTCTATAACGCTTGCCCCAATATCCTGATGGATAATGATATGGAACATCTGGATCATTAGTTCCAATTGGAAGTGGATTTGAATTCCAATTACCAGTGATTGTAATTAAAGATGCAGCACAAAAACGCTCACCTGAAGTTACTTTCTTTACTCCATGACGGGTTTGGCCTCTATGCATAGCCATTGATCCTGCCTTTGGCTTATATAGATAGTCATAGTCTGGATAGTAGATTTCTCCACCTTCGTAATCATCATTAAGATATATTACGCTTCCCCACATTACTGGGCTTTCCATGTGTCCTTGATTATCTATATGTATAAACATTTCTAATTCATCGTCTCCAACAAAAGCCACATCGCTTGAATTAGTAAACATTTTAATTAAATTATGTGGAGCAGGATTCCATGCTGCCTCATAATCATAATCATTTAAAAAATCTATAACTTTTTGCAAAAGAGTCTTTAAAGTAGGAAGTACATCATCCATGACATTCTCATATCCTGGATTTAATTTCATTTCATGTTCGTTAATTAAACGCTTTCCCCAATATTTAAATTCATGATCTCTTAAACCTTCATAATTAAAATTCCTCATAAAAGAGTCAAGTAAAGTAATTTCTTCTGGGCTTAGGAAGTCTTCAAATATTAGAACATTTCCATCGCATTTTGTTTCTAGTTTCATTATAGGTTCCTCTCAAGGGCTTTTTGCCATTTAATCATATCATGTTTTTCTTTAGGCTCAGTAATTGACCAATGGTCTGGTTCTACATAAAAGAAGAAAACATTACAAACTATGTTGTCCTTTGCATTGGGAAACTCTTCTCTCCAATGCTTTTGGCCTTCTCCATAATAAAGAAGTGCTTCATTTTCCTGAAGTGTATATGGAACACCTTCAACATATAGATCCCAAGGCGTAGTTTGATATACACATAGGTCTATGCTATAGGTGCATGGTGCAACATCTCTATGCTTTTCTAATGAAGCCTCTCCATAATACCAAGATCCAAAATTAAATGATGGAACTAGGTCTTTACTTTCAAAGAAATCCTGTGCTATTGGTGTTAATTTTTTATGCAATGAGTTTAATATCTCAGAGCCACCAAATTCATATCTGTTAAATTGATCAGAATGTCCTAATGTTGACTTGTCTAAGTCTTTTACATAGTCTTGTAATTGTTTAAAGTCTTCTATTGATAAGAAGTTCTTCATTATTATAGGATTCTTCATTTTGGTACTCTTTTCTGATGGTCAGGATACTGTGTCCCGTCAAAGTTTATGCCATTAAAATATCTACGACCAGACATGTGTGGTTTTTCTTTGTCTGTCGTGTCTCTTTCATTACCAAGATTTATTGATTCTTGCACTTCATTAACATGCAATTCTCTATCAAAAATATCTGTAACAAGTTTTGCATCAAAGTTATCCACAAAATGTCTTTGAATTGGAATAAAGGCTCCTAATGGATCACCCTTTTTAACTGTTATCTTTAAATTTGGAACGGTAACTTTAATGTTAAAAGTAAAGTCTCTCTTGATCTGATCAGTCTCAACAACACCAGTCATAGCAACACAGCCAGGTATAAACATATTTGGTGGCTGGATAGTCATAAGATTAATTCCTGGAGGAGTCTTTAATGCAAACATGTTTTGAACAGTAATAATTCCACTGCCAAATCCACCTTTAACTACTTGCTTGTTGTTGTTGTCTTCATTTAAGAATGTGATTTGTACATCTTGTTCTGCACCAGGCCAAGTTACTTCAAAATCTCTTAATGATTCAATTACAAATCCGTATTGATTTCCAATACTTAGTGGTAGACAATAATAAAAATGAGCATTAAACCAGTCCCTCTTTGGATTACCCTTAAGTGGTTTAATAACTTCTGTATAAAATCCATCAGAATCAACTGCATGAGGAACAACTAAAATTATATCTTTAGGTACTTCATACCCTACATCATTAATATATGGGCCACTCATGGCTTTTCCCTTTGTCTTGTGTCCAGAATGAGGCAATTGTATATCTCATTGCGTCTTCAACTTTTGTAACACCATGAAGATGCTCTGGATCTCCTGGATGAATTGCTAAGGCACCAGCCTTTGGAATAACTTGAAAGTCAAAGTTTGGATAGTAAGTATGACCACCTGAATAATTATCGTTTAAATAAACAATAGATCCAAATGCTCTGTGATTAAAACCAACAATATCAGTGTTACTCATATCATCTGCATGAGGTGGCTGTTCCATACCTGGAAACCATCTAATTATTTGAAGGGTATCAGAATAGATTTCTTCTACATTAAATAATTCTTTAATTCTTTCTCCACAACGAATGTTAGCATCTAACATAATAACAGCAGCATTCCTGTCATAATTGCCAATACTATGATAGTTAATAACACGGCCATTCCAAAATTCAGAACCACCACCTGCCCATAAATCTGAAGCAATTGCAGCATCAATTAGGTATTTGCAGTCTTCTTTTGAAATAAAGTCTTGTAGTATATTTGCTTTAAACATATTACCACTTACCTATTGGACATTTGGCATCTTTTAATTTAGTCTTAACTTGCATAAAGCAACCACATTTTTTACATTGTTTAGTTAATTGTATTAATGATGGACATTCAAGACATATTTGAAATCTTGCTTTTTCTTCTTCTTCTGTTGCATGTTCAATTTCTGGATT